TAGCCAGTGCGTAATCGATCGCCTGCCGGACGTGTTCCGGCGTAGTGCCGTGCTCTGCCGCCAGGGCCTCGTAACTGGGCGTGGTGGAGACCTGGAGGGCGATGGCCTCGACCGAGGCCGCACCGTCCTCGGTGAAGACTCTGCTGCCGTGCCGGGGATGGCTGACCATCCAGGCCAGCAGTGGGAAGGCATCCAGCGGCGGGTCAGGGTGCTTGCCGCCGACGCATGAGGCCGTGCCGACGCACTTCAGGGTGCCGAGAGCGATCTTCGAGTCCATGGTGCTTGGTCCTTAGAAAGAACAGGGCGGCCGCCTGTCGGCCTGGATGATGACGGTCTGGCCGGCCTGCTCGAGAGCAGCTCGAGCGCGCCGCGCTTCGTGCACGTCGTTGGTACGTCCGACGCTGCGGTACCGGCGTTCCCCGCGCGGGCCGTCGTGCACGCGGATGAAGATGCTGCGTTCCGCGGACGGCATCAGATGTTGCCTTCCGTGTAGGTCAGTGAGGTGATCGAAATGGTCCCGCCGCTGGAGATCGTGCTGGCGAAGTTCAGGTCTCCGGAGCCGACGCCGGCCGATCCCTGCAGCACCGTGTGGGCGCCGTCATCAGTCCCGCCGTAGGTGATGCGATACCAGCCCGGGGTGATGCTGGCCGTGGCCGTACCCGTGAGCGGCACGCCGGCCAAGGTGAGCTTCGTGTTGGCGTCCGTGCCGTCCGTGCCCTGGGTGAACGCCGGGTTGCTCAGGACGATCCCGGCGGTGATGGCCGACGTCCCGGTCGGACTGGTCGTCTTGGTCGGCTGGGTGCCCGAGTAGATGAAGAGGTGGGCCGTCGTGGAGGCGACGGTGTTGATACTCGTCATCTCCGCCGCCCGGCTGGTTGCGTTGAGATCGGTTGCCATGGGTTATCTTTCAGCCGGACACTGTGACGGTCTTGGGCGTGCCCGCGTAGGTTGTGATCGGGGAGGTGGTGAACGAGACGTGATCAGTGCCGTCGGCACCGGGCGTGAGGTAGAACTGCACCGTGGTGCCTCCCGCTGCGATCGTCACGGACGTGACGTTGGTGCCTAAGAGCGCGGCCTGAAAGGTATCGCCGGAGAGCGTTCCCGATGGAGTAATCACGACTCCGCCAGCCGGCGCGGGCGCGCTGAGAGTGACAACGAACGGATCGGCGCACTGAACGGTTGCAGCGCCCACCAAGTCGCCGCCTGAGAGCGTGGTCGTGGCGACGAAGGGTGCGACGAAGCCGTAAGCGATAAGGGTTGCCACGATGGCGTTGATGACGGTGGCGTCATCGGCGGCCACGCCGTCCGCCGTGCCGGGGAATGCGGCCTGCACAGGCGGGCTCGCGATTCCGTGTACCGCGATCCCGCCGGTCAGGACGGCGCTGGCTGCGCTCACGGCGCCCGCCGTGGTGACGCTGGCGAAATGGCCATCCCCGGCGCTACCGACGAATGCCAGTACGGCCCCCGCACTCGACTCCCATGCGGTCAGGTGATGCGTTTGCGCGGCATTGCCGGATACAACCATCTGAACCTGGTCTAGATAGGTTCCAGTGACAGACAGTTGGCCTGCACTCGTCAGATAAGCGTCTGCTGAAAGGCTTATCGCCTCGATTGTACCGGAGTAGATGTAAGAGGTATTTAATGTGCTTCTCCACGACAATCCGGATCCATCCGCCGCATTAGAGTTGCACGTCAACACCGAATTGTCGTATGACGGTGGCAATAGATATGTGCTGCTATCGATCATGCACACTATGCTTCCTCTTGCAGCACTTGGAAGCGCTCCTGGTGAACCTGGCACTGGCATTTATTGGCCCCTCAGATAGTCGGATTGGTTTCGCCGCTGGAGATTCCCGCCTTGTCCCATTCGCTGATCGGCCACTGCGGGCTAGCGGCGACTCCGCCGCGGTAACTGCTGCGCACGAGCGTTGTGTTAGTGAGCCAGCCGCGAAACGTCGCCAGCGTGGCCGGGCTGGCCGTGAACGTGCCGGTATGGGTGTAAGCGATCGAGGTCGCCGCGCCCACGGTCGTGGTGATTGACGAGATGGTCACGGTCGCCCCGTTCAGCGGATCGATGAAGACGTCGCCCACGTCGAGACTGAACCAGTTCCAGGCGTAGGTGGATGGAGTGCCGGACCGGAACTCCGGCCCGAAGAGTTGGATCGACATGGGTGCCTCTCAGTAGTAGCCGCCGGGTTGCGAGATCAGGTAGGAATTCACCAGGGTCGACGCGAACACGACCCCAATCCCACCCGAGAGCGTCACGGAATCGCCCGGATAGGAGGCCGGGACGTTCGCGTTGCCATGTGGGTCAGGCGTCACGGCCGTGATGGTGTACTGAGTACCCGCCACGCCCCACGAAGAGCCGGCCAGAGCCTGGAGAACCGAGCCGACGTTGAGCCAGGTGTAACCCTGGACGGCGTCGGTGAGGTACGGGCCTATCCAGAGATAGGCGAAGATTGGGTTCACCGTCGCCCCCGATCAACAGTTGATGATCACGCCGAAGTCGGGTCGGATGACGCCCAGCGCGTAGCCGAAATCGACCGTAACGAAGAGGGCCTGGTAGATGTGGACGTAGCTGACCATCACCCGCAGCGGGATGCCCTGGAGGTCGATGTAACTGACATCGACGACGTTGCGGGCCTCGTCGGGCGTGGCGATCGGCCGCAGGGCCAGGGCGATGGCGTACTCGTGCAGGGCCAGGTTGGTGTAGGACTGGACGGTGGTTACGCCGGCAGAGATGTTGTTGGTCGGCCAGCCTGTCCCGGCGGCGGTACCTACGGCGGTTCCGGTTGTTGCATTGGCGACAGTGGCGATCTGGTAGAGCTGCGATCCAGGGTTGGTGTCGCCCGCGATCGAGATCCATTGACCGACCATCGAGGCTGTGAGCGAGCCAGCGCCAGACGAGGTGATCGCACCAGCGTTGGTGAGTGCCGTTGTGGTGGCGAGGTTCGTGATCAGCCGGGCGCTTGTCGTGGCAGTCGAGCCAGCGTAGGTGGACGCCAGCACGATGTCCAGACTGTCGGTGACCGTTGTGACCTTGTACTGGGTCTTGGTCGGGTCGTTGCCGAAGATGAGGTAGGACGTGCCCGCGACGAGCTGCGTGGTGAACGAGGTGTTGACGCCGGTCACGGCCGCGCTGCCATTGGTGACGTTCACCTGGCCGTAGATGATCGAGCCCGACGCCGTCGGCATCTGCTGATCCCAGACGGGCACGAAGTTGAACGCGTTAGCTAGCGCGGCGTTCTCTCGTGCTTCCTTGGCGATCGCGGCCGAAACGATGCTTTCCTGGACCCACTTCGAGTCGTTGAGCATGTTCTGGTACACGCGGTTGTGCACCATCAGCTTGAGCTTCTGGGAGTCTTCGAGGGGCACCTTCTGGTCAGCCAGCGTGGACCATGCGTTGAGCTGGTCGGTGACCTGGACCTCGCCCTGCACGGTGCCGATGATCGGAGCGTTGCTGTTGAAGTTAGCCGGAGTGATCAGGGCCGCGATCTGGCCGTTGAGATATTCCTTGGCCCGCTTGTAGAGCGGGTCGAAGAACTTCTGGGCGAGGTCGACCGCGGTCTGCCACTGTTCGAAGTCCTGGAACTGGAGCGCGGCCCCGGCCCTGGTCTGGAAGACCAAGGGGATGTAGTTCGGGTTCACCGAGGTCGCAGCGAGCTGGCCGTTGTTGATGGCCTGGAGCGGGCCCACGTCGGGAAAGTAGACATCGACCGTCTTGCCGATGCGGGCGGCCTCGGGCTTGACGTCCTTGTAGACGGCATCGAGCAGCGCCGTACGCCCGACCTTGGCCTTGTTGTATTCATCGGCCCCGGCCACCAGGGTCTCGAAAAATGCAGAGAAATTGTTAGCCACGGGGGGCTCCTAAAAAGACCCGGGGAAGTCCGGGATGACGAATTGGGAAAGAATGTGGGTGGAGAAGGGAATCAAACGTGGAGGGGGAATTGGGAGATGGGAGTTGGGTTGTCGGGATGGACTCGCTCTATCCCCACCACCCAATTCCCGATTCCCAAGTCCCAAGCTACAGGCCGCTCTTGCCCGGCCCACTGGTCGAAGGGCGGCCGGTCATGTCGATCGGGCCGGGGTTCTGGGCCGCCCGCTGTTGGGATTCGGTGGTTTCACGGGTCATAGGGGGCCGCTCTCGGCCTGGCTCGCGCTTGATGGCTTCGCCGGCCATCTTCGCCGCGTCGATTGTTCGTGACATGGAAGGGTCCTGGAATGAGTTGTGGATGTGACCGCCTGTTATGTCGTGGCGGCCAGGATA